AATTTATCTGGTACTTGACGCAGTAGTCTTTGAAGCTCTTAGCAGCGATGAAGAGTTCCTTTGTGTCTGGCTCGTAGCGTACCAGTAACTCCCCCTTCGGCTCCATGAGGGGCAGCGACGTCAGGTTTGTCCGGGCGTCGGTCAGGCCGTTGACCACCAGCGTGTTAGCCATGTGCGCGTTGATGTATTCACCAAGGATGGACGCAGTTGAGTTGAACTCCGCAGGCTTCACATCGCCGCGCATCTCGTTGAGCATTTTGATTGTCCACTCGTAGATGGCACGCATGTCGTAGTCGTGGAGCCCGAGGTTCTTGGCGATCAAGCCACCCGCAATGTTGCAAGCCGCTGTGGCCGACCAAAAGCGTTCTTTGGCTGTGACCTGCAGTTCTTTGTCAATGCGTGCTTGGACTTTTCGGACCAAGTCGGTTGCCGACTCCAAGTTGTTGACAAGCCATTGCAGGTAGACTTCCCCGGCGTGGCCGAAGTTCTGCATCAACTGGTGGTCAAACATGTGCTTGCCCTCGGCTACCGAGATAACTGTGGTGGGGGCAATCTTGTACTCAAGCAGACGCATGTTCTCGCCGTCGGGGGAGTTCTTGGCCGCGCCCAGTTTTTCGTAGAACGATGCGTTCGACGAGGTGAGCGTGATGCCCTGCCACTTGGTGTTGTTGATCCGCATCTCGTTGCTCTGCGACTTCATGCGGTCTTTGCCTCGGCCTTGGCTGATACCGTAGATCAGGTCGGAGAACTCCATTGCCGGAATGTTCGTGATCTCGTCGATCGTGTTGGCCAAGTTGTTCATGACACCGAGGCGGAACATTTTAGAGTTGGCTGTGTCTTTCCAGATAGACGCAAGCTCAGAGGGGTGCCCCACGATGCTGTTGCACACGTACAGTGTGGTTGACTTGCCCGTGCCGGAGTCTTTGTGGATCAGGTTGATGATCGCGCCCTTCATGCCGGTGAACTTCAGAAGCGGAGAGCCAAAGCCTGTGAGTGCAGCAAACGCATTGGGCTCCAGCCCCGGCCTGTTGTACATGTTGAAGACTTCCTTCCAAGCGTCCATGTTCCCTTCAGTGCGGATGTTGGCTGAGATTTCTCTGGTCGTTGCAGACGGAGGGCTGTAGAACACGCCGTCCTTGGTAATCTCCCGGTCTCCCAAAATGAACTTGCTGTCGTCGTCGATCCACCCAAATTGTGTCCTCATAATTTCAGCTTTCTTTTTGAACTGCAGGTTCTTGATAAACGTAGTCAGGTAGTTCGACAGGGAAGTCATTTGCTTCGTAGTCGGCACCACGCCGTAATGCGCCAGAACCTCACGTAATTTTTCTTTGACCACGATGGCCGTTGCGGGGACGGCGAACTCTTTGACCCCGTCTTGTGGCAGGTGCAGCCGCATGAGTGCGACCTCGCCCATCTCTGAATGTTTCATGCGCTTGACCACATACAGGTCGTGCTCGTACACAAGTGTCGGCTCTTCTTCGTCGTCTTCCGCCTTCTTGTACACACCGCCGTTCTTGCCCCGGAAGTAGGGGAACGGATACTCTGGAATCCGTACCGTCTCAACAACGCCGTCTTCATCCTCGACATCAACTTCGCCGTCGTCGTCGGCTTCGGCTATCTCCATACCCAGAACGATTGGGGACTTGATCTTGCCGTCGTGGGGGCATCCAGCGCAGCCGCTTGGGTTGAGCTTCTTGAACGTGGCGCAGTGGTGTGGGCCACCGCTCTTTTGTAGGTTAGCCAGCTTGCGGTCTACCTCGGCAGCGTCGTAGCCTGCGTATTGGTCCGACAGTTTGTGCGCAGCCCGTGAGCCATCAATGCAGTGCGCAGCGATCGACAGCGCGGAGAACCACAGGGGCTCGTCCACATCATTCTGGTTTTCGTAGCAGTGCAGCAGTTGGTTGCATCCGTCGCCTTGGGCCGATCGAATCATGATGGTCTGAAACTTCTTGACCTTGTTGCCCATCAGGGCTTCCATCATGGGGCTGACCGCACGCGGCAGGAAGTCGGGGACGGTGTCTTTTGGCTCGGGGGCTCCGAGCAGCTCCTTCATTTCTTCGTACGTAAACCGGGGGGTGTCTGTGTTCCACACTTCAACAGACTTGGGGTTTGCCTTGTCCTTGAAGTTGAACGAGCTCAGTGGGCGCAGTACCCGCGACGCCTCGAATACGGACGGGTCAACGATCAGGTTGTTTTCTTCGCACAGCTCACGTAGGCGTTGCGACAGTGGCTCCCACTCGCGCCGGGAGATTGTTTTATCAAGCAGCCAGTAGGCATGTATGCCGTTACCGGAGTTGATCAGAATGGGTTTGGGTAGGCCGACTGCCTTGCAAAAACGGGAGAACTCAGAGAGTCCGATCTGTTGGTCGAGGTAGCCCTTGATGATGCCCTTCTCGTCGGGCACGCCCTTTGTGGGGCCGCAGTCGATGTCCATCCACAGTGCTTTGAAGAACTTGGCGTTCTCATGCGTGCGGTTGTTCTCGGGGCCAAACTTGGCGCATCCGAAATAGGCGTCGATTTTGTTCTGGACAAACTCTTGGATCAGCTCCTCAGCTTCTTCTCGCGTGTCTGCAAACCGCTGGTCTGCGTACCGACTAATCCCCATCACGCAGTACCGGCCTTCTGGCGGCAGCACTGCGTCTAGCAGGTCGAAGTTGTACATGGGTCAATCTAGCCAGTTGTGAGTTTTGTTTTTCAGCGCGGCGATGTGCTCGCGGATGTACCCATGCCGAGAAGGTAGGGGGACACCGTCCCCCTTGAACCAGTTGTAAATCGTCATGCGGCTCACGCCGAACGCAGACGCTACGCGATCTACACTTACGTTGGCACGGATGCACTCACGGCCCAAGGCCACACCCAGAGATTTGGCACTTGCTTGTCTGTTCGCTTGCACCAAGCTCTGGCTGTAACCGTGGCTCATGATTACTCCTCTTTAGTCCATGCGTCGAGCACAGAGTTCAGGTCCTTCTTGCCTTCGGGCGCAGGTGTTGCGGCCTTCTTGCTAGGGCGAACTGTTGGCTCCGGCTCGGCGGTCTCCTCGGCGGCTTGCTGTGCAGTGGCGGCAGCTTTGGGGGCTTCCAACTTCTGCTGACGGCCAGACGCATCCGCTTGGTACGGGGTCATCACAACCATCTTGTGCACTTCAGGCTTCTGCACGGCTGCGCTCGTGACTGCGTACTCGTTCTTGTTGATGAACCGCGCTGGAGTGAACAGCACCGACTGGTTGTCGTTGTCTTCGTTGAAGCTGATCTGGGTAACGACGTAGTCCAAGCTCTTGCCGTTGTTGGCCAGATACTTCGCGTAGTTCTCGAACGTGTGCGCGTTGTCGGCACCGCCTTCGCCAAACAAAGACTTGGAGGCCAAGTTCATCTGGTAGACCTCGCCCTCAAGCGATGTGCCGAAATCTTCTTCGAGCACAAGAGCCAGTCGGCGGGAGTAGCGGCACGACTTGGAGTTGCCCATACCCGAACCTTTGATGTTCTGTGGGCAGGCATCGCAGCGAGCTGCTTGCGGGTTTTGTGCGCCAGCATCTGGTGCTGCGCCGTCATTGCTAAAGCAGTCAGGTGCAGTTGGCTCAGCATCTGGAGTCCATTGCTTGGCGTAGAAGATACGCCCAACTTTGGGGGATGCGCTGACCACGATGGCGTTGAGGTTGCCCTTGATCTTGCCCATTTCTTCTTTGCCGACGACCTTGCGGAAGATGCCGTTTTTGGGCACGATGCGCTTGACGCCGGAGTTACCAGCCAGTTGCTTGGTGAGGTCACTGACACCGGCAGTTTGCAGGAAGTCGGGGAGGCTTTGGTCGATCACTGTAATGTTGCTCATTTTCACTTTTCCTTAGAACGTCTAACAACCACGGTATATTGGCTTTCGACATTTAGCCCTTGCGGGTAAACGTCTGGATTCTCTGAGAGGAAGTCCTTCATGTTGGTTTGATGGAGTCTCTTCTCAAGCAGGCCGAATGCACCTTGCTCCTCGATGAAGCGGTACATTGAATCCCAATCATTCGTCCAGTACCGTGACTTCACTGAGCGGATGATCGTGCCGTGCGGGGTGCGGATGCTGTCAGCATCCATGTCTTTGCAGATATCCAGCATCTTTTCAGCCAGAAGATTCTGTTGGTCTTCGAGGTCTTTGTCGCCAGCCTCGAATTGTTTTTTAAGTTCGGCGCGGTGGTCGCGAATCTTGATGTAGACCGCAGCTAGATCGCTTACGCTGCGATCTTCGGAGGGAGTTCCCCCCTGAACTTCATCGTTCATATCAGCTCCTTCGTGTTGTGGTGAAGCTATTATATGGCTTCTGTTGACACTGTCAAGCGGTCATCAGAAATTTCTTCACGATAAAGATCAATTATTTTTGAGTGGTTGCTGATGTTGTTCTGCAACATGTTGTAAAGGCGCTGCTCGACTGCACTGCCCTTGATGTGCACCACTGTCATATTGTTCTTCTGACCGGGGCGGTCAATCCGTGCGTTGGCTTGCAGGTAGGTCTCAACACTGGAGACGGGAGCGTACCAGATAACAGTGTTAGCCGCAGTCAAGGTTAACCCGTGGGAGGCCGCTTGCGGCTGGATGATGAGCACCTTTGGATCAGTCTGGTTCTGGAAGCGGTGCACTGCCTCACTGCGCTTGTTCAAGCTCACCTCGCCGTTGATCACGTCGCAGGTTATGCCGTTCTTTTCGAGGTGCGTCTTCAGCAGGTTGATGGTGTGCGTGAACGGCACAAAGACGAGCACCTTGTGCGACGACTCCTCGATCACTTCCTGCACCACGTTCAAGCGGTTTGACACATCAAAGTCCACCACCTCGCCAGTGTCGGTGTAGATGGAGCCGCAGGAGATTTGCAGCAGCTTGTTGATTGCCACTGCTGCGTTAACCGCAGAGATTTCTTCGCCTGCAGCTTCGATCATGAGCTGTGACTTGAGCAGCTTGTAGAACCCGAGCTGTTGCTTTGTCAGCGGAGCGTCACGCTCTACGAACGTAACTGGTGGCAGGTCAAGACACTGGGACTTCTCAAACCGAATTGCTGGCTGCAGTGCTTTGTGCACTACGTGGATAGCCGTTGGTTTTGGCACCCACTTGTACATCGTCATCTTGTTCATGACGGAGTCGCGAAACTGCCCAAAGAACGGGGGTACGCCTGTGGGGTTCACCAGTTTTGCCAAGCCATACGCGTCGGCGGGAGACTGCGCAGCGGGTGTGCCTGTCAGCATCCACAACCCCTTGATCTTCCGGTTGATGTCGCGCAAAACCTTCCAACGATCTGTCTGCGCGTTTTTGTACGCAGACGCTTCATCTACAACGATCAGATCGAAGCCTCCGTTGATGACCTCGTCTTTGACAATACCGAGCCCGTCGAAGTTGATGATGACGTACTCGGCGTTGCCGTTGACAATTTCTTTGCGCTTGGTCCGAGACCCATGGGCTACGGCTACGGTGCGATGCAGAGCAAACTTGAACAGGTCGTTCTGCCACGCTGGCTTCATGATCGACAGGGGGCACACAACCAAGACACGCTTGATCGCACCCACGTTCATGAGGTAGTCGGTCGCCCAAATCACTGATGCTGTTTTGCCAGTGCCCTGCTCGTTGAAGCAGAACGCTTTGCGATTACTAACAAGGAACTCGGCAGTTAACTTCTGATGGTCGAACGGTTGAAACCCGTGAGGGCGGGGCCATTCATATTCTGATAGGTTCATTTTGCTTTGCGCTCTTTCGTGCTGGTTTGGGAGACGAGGTCGTGGCCGGAGTTGCGCTTGAACGAACGGTTAGCTGACGCAGGTACAGCACGCAGGTTTGACTTGGTTGTCGTGCCGCCGTTGGACAGGGCCTTCTTGTGGTCCACGTCCTTGCCGTCGCCTTTGCTGACTTCGCCAGCGGCCTCCATGAGCCGCCGCGCTTTGTTGCGCTGTGCTCGCTTCTTTTTGACAGCTTCAGTGCCGTCGTAGTTCTCGTACTCTTTTTTGTACGGGCGGGGTTTGTTTACGTAGGGCATGATGGCTCCTTAGTATTTGTCCATTTGTTCTTTGACGACTCGTCTTACCGAGTCTCTAAACTGCGGGCTGTGTAGCAGGTTTGCTTGCATGTGGGTGTGAAGCATGCTTGAATAGTTCTGCATCTCAGCGTAGATCGTATCCACGATCAGTCGCTTCACGTCGTCATGCAGCTTGATATACGCCGCTGCTTGGGTCTTGTCTTCGTCTGTCATCAATCACTCCTGTTGTGTTCACATTGTTTGACGGGGCAGAACCGGCACAGTGGTCCGGTTATGGGGTTCCAAACGCCATTCTCCATTGCTGCTTCGATCCGGGCAAGGTCTGGGCGTAACTTTGCTACGTAGGCTTCCTTCAGGTCTGCGACGTGCTCGGCGCGTACGAATTCTTTGCTCACCACAAACAGCAGGGCCGACTTGACCCGCGTGATCTTTGGGAAGTGGGCGAATATGGCAGCGGCTACCAAGTCCAGTTGCTGCTTGTCAGCGTAGCGAGCCGACCTGCTGGTTTTGTAGTCCACAGAATACGCAAGGCCCTTGGCCTCGTCGATCGCAAGGAAGTCCGCGATGCCCCGCCACCAAGCATTCTCGGCATCGAACGCGCAGGGCTTGAGGTCTTCGGTCAGGCCCATCTCAAACTCGACATGCTTCTCGCCGGGTATGGCAGCAAGCGTATCCAGAAACGGCTGCATGAACGCAAACTTCTCGGGTATCGCCGTGCCGTCCTTGACGAAATCCTCGGCGGCTTTGTGCACCGCTTGGCCGTACATCGTCGCCACGGTGGGCGCGTCTTTTATGTCCCTCGCCACCTTCAAGTGAAAGTATTTCTTCGGACACTGCTGGAATGTCTTCAGGCTGCTGTACGACCATTTAATGCTCATGTGTTGAGTCCTTTCATAACCAAAAGTGTTGTGAGTGCTTGCGTAAGCGATTGATCCTCGGGCACGATAAACATCTCGGTCGTCCAGTCAGGTCCGTGGTTGTTGGGCTTGTACGTAGAGACCTCCAAGATGCGTCCGTTCATCGCCTTCATCACGCCAATACGGAACGAGGGGATGCTGTCACTGCGCACGGTTTCTAATTTGCCACTGCTTAGCCCTCGCATGTCTTCATCGCGTAACGCCCATTGGATTACTCGGTTGAGTAGTTTTCTCATTAACAATCTCCGTAACTTTTACCAAAACCGGACTCACAGTTTAGCGGGAGTTCGGGTCCCCATAACGGGCGTATCTTCATGCAAAGCTCAACGTACTCCTGCGCACGTTCAGCTTCTGCCTCGGGCACGATACAGGCGATCGCGTCATGCACCGTCATGACCACTTTGTATTTCTTGGCAACCATAAGCATTTGCTCGCCGATGATGATCCGCGCAAGGGCTTGGCACACGTTCTCCACCACCTTGCCGCCGTAGATGCGGTTGGGGATGATGGCTCGGCCCTTCTTGGTGTCGTAGACGTACTCGGGCTTGCCGTCTTGCTCGTTGGTGGCCCAGCGCAGGTTGGGATACTTCAGGTACAGCCCGTTGGGCAGGCGTACGCCCTTCGTACCCTCTATCTTGAGCAGACCGCCTCGGCCAAGTTCGGCTAACTGGTCGCCGATGACTGCACCAAGAATGCCGTTGGCGGCTCTCCACAGCTCCGTAATCTTTGGGTACGTCTGGCGGTACGTGGCGATGATGCGTTGGGCTTCTTCCAGTTCAACATCCACGCCAAAGTTTTTGAGCTGCGCCTTGAACTTAGCCGCTCCCATGCCGTACCCCGCCCCAAGGATCGTCGTTTTACCAACGAACCGTTCGTCTTTCGTAATCTGCGATACATCCTTGCCGTAGATAGCAGATGCCATGATTTTGTAAACGTCCTCGCCACGATCGAATGCCTCCACCAAGTCGTCTTGCCCAGCTAGCCATGCCAGCGTACGCGCTTCAATCTGCGAAGAGTCCGAGTCGATCATCATGTATCCGTCTGGGGCAATGATTGCCTTCTTCAGCGGAGAACTCCTCGGCAGGTTTTGCAGGTTGAGCTTGTCGTCACCGCCCCAACGCCCGGTATGTGCGGCGTAGTAGCGCAGCGGTACGGGCAGCTTGCCTCTTGCGGCGATAGAGATGAAGCGGTCGGTGCGGGTCTCCTCCAGCGTAGACTTTGTGCCAAGCCTAGCAGCCACAAGCGTTTGAACCGTCACGTCTTCGTGGTCCAGCAGTGCCTTGAACTCCTCGTCGTTCTTGGCAAAGGCGTAGGTCTCTTTACCCGTTGTCGCACTGATCTTCATCGGGGGCACAACGCCATGCGCACGCAGCAGCTCGGCAAACTTCGGGTTGCTCATCAGCTCTTCTTTGCTGTGCACGATGGTGTCCATCAACGCCTGCTTCTTATCGCGCACGGAGACGATGTGGTCGGCGAGCACTTTGGTGTCCAGCTCCAGCGTGGGCTGTGTGTACATGCGCAGCGTCAGGTCAATCAGGCGCAGCTCCGTAGCGGGGAAGCCCTGTGCCATGTGCCGGAACAGTTGGTACGTAATGGCAACGTCGTTCTTGCAGTACTCTCCGTACGTGGCTAGGTGCTCCGGTGTGAAGTCAGCCCGGTGGAACCCT